TTAATCTTATTTAGGTATATAATAATTAAAGAACGAGGATAAGCGATAAATAATGACAGCGTGGGAAATAGTTAACGAATTAAAACTACAGGATAAACCAGAACCAATACTCCATAATCCTTTTACAAATAGGAAGTCTAATAACATTACATTAGATTTGAATGTAGTAGTAGGTAGAGAGTATGAACCGTTCTGGTATTGTAGACAAAGATATAGAATCATTAAGGGTAGCCGTGGTTCCAAAAAGAGTAAAGTAACTGCTTTATGGTACATAGCTAATATGATGAAATATGATAAAGCTAATCTAGTAGTTATTCGTAAGAGATTAAATACACATAGAACCAGTACCCGAAATGATTTAATATGGGCGATAAAAAGACTCAACGTGGAGAATGACTGGGATTACAGTACAAGTGATACAGGAGAATTAACACTAACTAGAAAAACAACTCGGCAAAAGATATTCTTTAGAGGATTTGATGACCCGCTTAATATCACATCATTTAGCGTAGAAATAGGAGTTCTGTGTTGGGCGTGGTTTGAAGAAGCATTCCAAATAGATAGCGAATCGGACTTCGATAAGGTAGATAAATCTATCCGTGGTAAGATGAGTGATGGAAGTGATTTAGCTGAACATGGATTATTTAAACAAATTACAATGACTCTCAATGCGTGGAGTGATAAATGGTGGGGTAAAAGAAGATTCTTTGATAAATGTCCTAGCGTAAATATTACAGAGATGGAACTAGATAACTATTTACAAGGAAAGCTATCTCATATTAATAAATGGGCGGTTAATAGAAAAGAAAATATATTCGTAGGAACTACTATCTATGCTTGTAATGAGTTCTTAGATAAAGATGATATGGACTTATTCAATCTAACTCGTGTTAATAATCCTACCGCGTTTAATATTGAAGGATTAGGTAACTGGGGTATTAGTGAAGGACAATGTATTAGAAATTGGAATATATTGGAATTTGACTATAAACAGTTAATTAAAGGTAGTGTTAATATCAATGGTAAATCTCCATTTAAAGTTAGATTTGGTTTAGACTTTGGTTATACCAACGACCCGGCAGCCTTAGTATGTCTGTTAATAGACGAAGAGAATTTACGTATATACGTGTTTGATGAGTTCTATAAGACAGGCCAAACAAATATGATGTTAGCGGATATGTTGAAGTATAAAGGCTATAATAAAGAGAAAATAGCATGTGATAGTGCTTCTCCAAAGGATATAGATGAATTAAAGTATTTCGGTATTAGTAGAGCCAGTAAAGCACAAAAGGGTAAAGGTAGCATCTTAAATGGTATCAATAAGTTGAACGATTATAAGATATACGTACATCCGGATTGTGAGAATACGATTATTGAATTAAGTAATTACACATGGCAAAAGGATAAGGTTACAGGTAGATTTATTAATAAGCCTATAGACGAATTTAACCATATCGTGGACGCTATGAGATATGCTACAGCCGATATAAGAACAAGAAACTTCCGATTCTAGTTGATATAATAAGTAATAAAGTGAGGAAAAAGTATATGGACGATAAAAAGTGTTTATTGAATAAGATTCTAATTGTTATATGTATTGGTTTAGCTATTTACCTAGTTAATATCTCCATTATATTGAAGCGTAAAAATAATGAGATAAACCTGTTAAGAGAGGCTCAAAAGAATATAAGTAATAAACTAGCTACAGACTATGTATCTAAGGTTCAATACATAAGTGATATAGATTACTTAGAAAAAGTTATATTTGATTTAAGACAAGCTTGTGGTACAGCCTGTGATACAATTCACATGCATGGAAAGGACTAATTATATGGAACTAGAGAAAATCATTAAACAAGAACAGAAACAGAAGATGTCTATAGATACTTACAACCTAAGTGCTAGTGACATAGAAGTAGATGACTTCATTAACAAGGCTTATTCTGATTTCCAGTCCGATATTAATAGACAATTAATGTTCGAAGGTATTAGCTATTACAATGGTGATACAGATATCCAGGATAAAGAGAGATTTGATTATGCCGGTACTAAGGCGAAGAAGAATACTAATCTTAGTAATGTGAAGATTAACAAGAACATAATGCGTAAATTAACTAGACAAAAAGTTAATACATTATTAGGTAAGCCTTACAGTATACAGACAGAAGAAGCTAACTATCTTAAGTTACTTGAGGATATGTACTTCACAAAGAATCTATATTTAAAGATATTTAACCTTTGTAAAGAAGCTATTAAAGAAGGTATTAACTGGTTCAATGTGTATTACGATTCACAAGGAAACCTACAATTCAGACGTGTACCGGGTAACCAAGTACAAGTCTTTTGGAAGGATAGAGACCATACAGAAATTGACCAATTGATTCATTTCTATAAGGTTAGAGTGCTTATTGGTAGTGAACATAAGGACGTAGAGTTCGCTGATTATTATTACTCCGGGGGTTTAATCCATTATAGAAAAGATGAGAAATCGGGTTGGCAAAGAGATACAGAAAGACCTAATGTTGAAGGTAATTTCACAGTTATGCAACCTAAATTAAATGATATTACAGATGAAGATGGTAATGTCGTTGCTACTGAATTTGTAAGAAATGAACATGGTGAAATCGTTTATGAACCACAAGTAATGGTATGGGATAGAATTCCTTGGGTAGCATTAAAATACAATAGCGAAGAACAATCCTTATTGAAGTACATTAAGAATAAACAAGATAGTTACGAACAATTATTCAGTATGTTAGTTGATACCATTAAGGATATTCCTAACGCTATTAAGGTATTTAGAGGGTATAATGGAGCTAACTTAGAAGAAGTAATGAATAATATTTCCCAGTTTAGAGCTGTTATTGTAGACCCGGATGGAGCCGTAGATAACTTAGAAACAAATACTAATGTAGATGATATCATTAAGGTTCTTACACAACTAAGAAAAGATGCTTACGAAGATGGTGGCGGTGTAGATGTACAGAATACAGAAACAGGAGATAAGAGTGGAGTAGCATTAAAGTTCTTATATAGTGACTTAGACTTAGACTTATCCGAGTTAACTAGAGAAATGGATATGTTCTTAGAAAATCTATTATGGTTCGTAGACTTTGATATCAATCTAAAATACCATGTGGATTATAGTGAACAGGAAGTTACATTCAAGTTCAATAAGACTAACATCGTTAATGAAAGTGAATTAGTAGATATGATTAATAGTTCTCGTTCCTTACTACCGGATAAGTTATTATTACCAATTCATCCATTCGTGGAAGATGTTTCCGAAGCACTTAAACTTATCGAAGAGCAGAAGAAAGAACAGGAAGGGCAGTTTGAACAGAATATGCAAAAGTATGGAAATACACCTGTTAAACAGACTAATGAAGAGGATGAATAATCCTCTTTTTCTGTATAATAAATAATAGGACGGTGATTGATATGGATGCTAACATTCGTAAAGCTATAGAGGGTAATACTTATTACTGGGAAAGAAGAGCCTTATATAATAGGGCTTCTATAATAGAAGATGAAGAACAATATCTAAATAGACTTCAAATTATGTACGATAGAGCCCAACAGAATATGCAAAAGGAATTATCTACGGTGTACCATAAGTATGCTAAAGAAAATACTATGACTTTAGAACAGGCTATGAAAGCATTACCTAAAGAAGCTGAAACTAGCTATAAGAATGATGTAATGGATTATATAAGAGTAGGAAGAACACAAAATCCTATGTTCAATCATTACCTTAAGAATCAATCCATTATGCACGAACATAATGTTATTAACAAATTAAGTACAGAGTTTAGAATGCATATAGCCGATATTGATTTACAGGCTACTGGTGGAAAGTTCTTAGGTAAGATATATACAGATACATATTATAAGGCCCAGTACCAGAATCGAAGTGATGATATTACCGGAATAAGTAAGAATAAGATAGAACAGTTATTAAAACAGAACTGGTCCGGTACAGGTTCATTTAGTGAAAAGATATGGGGTAGCCAAGAAAAGTTAGCTAAAGCATTAGAAGAAATACTACTTAAAGGATTCGCTAGTAGAGATGGATGGGAACAAATGAGTAAAGCCTTAGCCGATAAAATGAGTGTATCCTATAACGCGGCTAAAAGACTTATACTTACAGAATCCGCTCGAATGAGTAATCAGGCACTTTTAGACCATTATAAAGAAACAGGTGTAGAACAGATTAAATATATAGCTACATTAGATATGAGAACTTCAGAAATATGTAGAGCTATGGATGGACAAGTATTTAATATTGAAGACGCCGTTATAGGTGAAAATGTACCACCATTACATCCTTATTGTCGTTCTGTTATCTCTCCGTATTACGAAGACTTAGATATTCCAAAGCGTGTAGAAAGAGATGACGATAATCACTCTACCCTTACGGATTATAAAGACTACGAACAATGGTTGAAAGAGAAGTTAGAACGTGCGGAACAGAAAACAGCCGAAAGTAACCAATCAACTAACAATTATATTCCTAGACAAAGAGAACATAATATTCAGTACAGAAATCCTAATTATAAAGCTACATTACCTAAGGAAACTGTAGATACCTTATCTAATATGAAAGAAAAACAGTTAGATGATATTAATAAGAAACTAGAAGATAGTGTAAATATAACTGGACAATTAGAGAAGGAAATAACTCGTATTGATAATGCTATTAGTAAATTACCTTATTATACAGGTACAACAACATTGGATATTCTTCCGGATGGTTATAATGCTTTAGAAACAGTACAGATAGGTGAAGTATATCAACCTACTAAATACCTATTAACAACTAAGAAACCATTCTCATATAAAGATACTAAATGGAGATATGTTATTGAAGGTAAAACCGGGTATGATATAGGTAAGAAGGTATCTAGTTATAAGAATAAAGAGGTTATATTTCCAAGAGATACACCATTTAGACTAATTGATATTACAGCGGATGGTGATATTACTGTATATCATTTAGTACAGATTATCGAATGATTATAAATCGTATATAATAATTAAAGAATAATCTAATGCTTACTATTCGTGGTCGCTTACCACGGAAAAAAGCGGAATAATAGGAGGGTAGATTATGAAAGAATACTTGCTAAAATTAGGTTTAACAGAAGAACAAGCGGACAAAGTCGTCGAAAACATTGGAAAGATTGTAGATGGCCAGTATGTAATTAAATCACGTTTCAATGAAGTATTACAAGAGAAAAAGAACTTGGAAACTCAATTAACTGAACGTGATTCACAATTACAGAAGCTACAGCAATCCGAACAAGCTACAGAGAAGTTGAAAGAACAGATTACTCAATTACAGAATGAAAACAAGCTTAATGCGGAAAAGGCAACAAAGGAATTAGCCTTAGAACGTAAGTCTAATGCTATTAAGTTAGAATTGATGAATCAAGTTCATAATCCGGATTTAGTAATGAAGATGCTAAATATGGACGACATTATGATGACAGAAGAAGGAACAATTAAGTCAGGTTTAAAGGAAGCTATCGCCGGACTAAAGAAGACCGATTCTTACTTGTTTAAGGATACACAGCCTAATGGAAAACCTGAATCTTTTGTAAAGGGAGCTAAACCAAAGGATGGTGAGGGTATTGATTACTCTAAGCTATCTACAGGTGAGCAATTAGCAATTACATTAGCTAAAGGTAGCAACGAAGCATCTAAGACAGCTACTAGCGATATTTATTTCAAATAGAAAGGTGAATTAAGATTATGAAGGTAAAAGAAACGAATTTTTCAACAGATGTTGACATTCTATTTAACTTAGACCCTTACACAGCTCGTCCTATTATGGTTAGCGATACTGGTGTAACAGCGAACTCTGAGGGAAAGAAGATTGTTAAAGCCGGTACACTATTAGATAAAGATGGTGTATCAAAGAACGATGGTACTGTAAGATACGTACTATTGAAAGATGTAGATGTTACATTCGGTAAGGCACCGGGTGCTGGTCTATATCGTGGAACAGTAGACAAGGATAAGATTAAGTCTTATGCTAATGTTACAATCTCTAAGGCAGCTGAAGTTGCATTAAAGGGTGTAATCTTTATGTCTAAAGCAGACTACGATTACGTAGTTAAGGAAGCGTAAGGAGGAAATAGAAAATGCCATCAATTTTAGAATTAGTTAATGCTAAAGCGTTATCAACATACTGGCAGGAAACAGTAAGTAACCGTATCCCTTACTTAGGTGAAACATTATTCCCTGCTAAAAAGAAATTAGGTTTAGACTTAGCTTGGATTAAGGGATACAACGGATTACCAGTAGCATTGAAGCCATCAGCTTTTGATACTAAGGCTACAACACGTGACCGTATCGGTGTAAAGAAGATTGAAACAGAAATGCCATTCTTCCGTGAAGCAATGACAATCAAAGAACGTGATAGACAGGAATTATTACGTTTCCGTGAAAACGATAACATGGGATTGTATCAAAGCATTATCTCAACTATCTTCGATGACAGAAAGAACCTTATTGAAGGTGCCTTAATTCAGTCAGAAAGAATGAGAATGCAGTTGCTTACAACTGGTGGTATTTCCATTAAAGCTAACGGCTTAGATTACACTTACAATTACGATGTAGATGGTCAGTGGAAAGCTAACAACTATAAGGAATTAGTAGGTACTTCCTTATGGACAGATGTTGAACATTCTACTCCACTTATAGACATCCAAGAGATGCAGCAAAAGGTTGTAGACATTACAGGTACAAAGCCAACACGTTTGATTATGACCCAAAAGGTTATGAACCTATTGCTTCGTAATAAGTCTATTCGCTTATGGATGAATCCATTAGCTAACGGTCAGAATATGATTCGAGAAAGTGATGTACGTTCACTATTTGCTAGTGAGTTAGGAATCACAATCGCAGTATACGATAAGAAGTTTAAGGATGAAGATGGAGCTACAAAGGCATTCTATCCGGACAACATGATTACTCTTATCCCTGAAATGACAGTTGGTAATACTTACTATGGTACTACACCAGAAGAAGCAGACCTACAGTCAGCTGAGTTTAATGGAGATGTAGAAGTAGTAGAAACAGGTATTGCCGTTACTACAATCAATATTCCACATCCTGTTAATAAGGAAACAATCGTATCTGAAATTGTATTACCATCATTCGAACACATGTCCGAAGTGGCTACAATTAAAGTTACAGCTTAATTAGAACCTAAGCAAAGGGTAGGTAATTTATATTAGTTACCTACCCTATATTTTTATAGAAAAGGAGAATAAAGTATGAAATTTCCATTTATGGTTAAATTAAACGGTGTTAATTACGAAGCTTATGAAGAAGTACCTGTAGGTGAAGTTAAGGAAGAAGAAAAACCAGTAGTAGAAAAAACAGCTACTGAACTTCGTAACCAGCTATTAGAAGAGTTTGGTATTGATTTACCTGTACAGAAGGGTAAAGAGAACTTACTCAAAGCACTAGAGGAAGCACGTGCAGGTCAAACTGTTGATGTCGAAGAAGAACCGGAAGAAGAACCTAAGGAATCTGAAGAAGAAACATTCGAAGACGTAAGTAATCTATTAGCTGACTAATTAGAAAGGAGTTGTCTTTATGGATGAAGTAAAAGACATTCTAAAATATAAGTTAAAGAAACTTATAGGTACTGAAAAGTTCGCTACTGTAGAAGAAGAAGATTTTGATTACGTCTTAACAGCCGCTTCTAATAAGATTAAATCTTATTGTCATAGATATGATATCCCGGAAGGATTATATTACTGCTGGGCTGATATCGCTTTGGAGATTATGAAAACAACATTAGCACCTTTATTCGTTAATGATAACATTAACAGTGAAGAAGAAATGAATAAGCGTATTACTGATGTTAAGGTCGGTGATACTACTATTTCATTAGCTAGTGGTAAGAAGTATGAAACAAAGGATACCGGGTATGCAGGTCTTAAAGACGATGAAGAATTATTACACGGCTTTACAAAGATACTTATCCAGTACCGTAAGGTACCGGGTGGTGTAGGTGATGTATATGGCGGTGTTTAATTTAAGTCCTTTCGGAAAAATCATAGCTAACTTAATGTATAGTGATTTATTAACAGTAAGTCGAAGAACCAAAGGTAAAGATAAGTATGGAAGAACTGTAGATAGTACTATAGAAGATATCTATACTGATATACCTTGTAAGTGTAGCTTTTCACAGAAAGATGAACCAAGTGATACACAGCTTAATTATATGCCCGTAAAGGTGCAAATAACGCTGTTTGTTAGTAATCAATATAAAATATCACCTGGTAACGAAATCGTTGTAAAACGCACGTTAAATGGCGTTATACAAGAGATTGTAAAGGGTAGAGCAGGTAAGCCTAATACATTCGATACACATCAGGAAATTCCTGTAGAAATTGAAGGTACTAACTAATGCCGTCATTAGACCTTAAAGAGTTAGTGAACTACAAGAAGTTAGTAGACTTAGCCAAAGATAAACACGATACCTATCTAAGACGTTATCTTAATAAGATGTGTAATATGGTGTTAGCACGTGCTATACCAATTACTCCAGTTGATACAGGTACATTACGAAGAAGTTGGCACGTTACAGATGTACAACTAAATGGTGATGAGTATACGATTACTGTATTCAATGATGCTACACAAAACTCACCAGTTAGTTATGCTTCCTTCGTAGAGTATGGTCATATGACCGTTTCAGGTGGATGGGTAGAAGGAAGATTTATGCTTACTACATCTATTGACTATGTTAAGTCAATTATGGGAGAACAATGGGAACTCGAATTTAGAAAGTTTGTACAGGAGGTTGGTTTATGAGAGTAGAAATTACCTTAGATATATTAGTTGGTAGTATTGTAAATCAACTTAGAGAAACATTTGGCGATAACTATAAATACTATGATAAAGTTATTACCCAAGGATTTGAGAAACCTAGTTTTTCTGTAACAATGATTAACAATATTAGTACAAGACAATACGCAGGTAATGAATTAACATTAATGAGTGATAGTTATAGATTCGGTATCTATTATTTCTATAGTGATAAATATCCTAATAAAAAAGAAGTATGGGATGTTATGGATAAATTGAAATTGAATTTTCAATTTCTTACTATTGTTAATTTCCTGGATAATGATGAAATACGTAAAGAAAAAATTAAGGTAAGTAATCTAGTATTCCAGGAAGTAGATACAGGTGTACTATTATGTCAAATAGAGTTACCTGTAAAGACTGTAATCTTAAACGAGGTTACAAAGGTGAACAGCCTAAAAAATGATATAATAAATAAAGAAAGTAGAGGAAACTAAAAATGGCAGGTGGAACATGGATTAGCCAAAATAAGGTAAGACCAGGTGCTTACATCAAATTCAAAGGTGTACCGGCTAATAACAACATTGTAGGTAAACGTGGAATCGTTGCTATGTTATTACCTATGAGTTGGGGAGCTTTAAATGAAATCACAAAGATTACAATCAACGACATTTTATCAAGTAAAGCCGAAGCATTACTTGGTGACGATTTAACAAATATTTTACCACTATACTTAGCCTTCCAAAACGCTCATACTGTACTAGCTTATAGAGCAGGTGATGAAACAGCTAAAGCAGCTAAGGTTGAATTAGATGTTACAGCCGCTACAGCTAATAAGTTAACAGCTACCGCTAAGTATACAGGTAAGTCCGGTAATAAGATTAGCGTAGGTGTATCACGTGCGTATGGTTCTACATTCGCTGTAAGTACATACTTCGGTACTAATCAAAAGGATTACCAAATTGTTACTAAGTTAGAGGATTTGAAGTCCAATGACTTTGTAGAATTTAAGGGTACAGGAGCTATCACAAAAGAAGCAGTTAATACACTATTAACAGGTGGTGTAGATGGAGCTATTAAGTCTTCCGATTATGCTTCATTCCTAACTAAGTTAGAACAATACGAGTTCGATACATTAGCAGCTTGGAAGTTAGATAACGTTAGTGATTTATTTAACGGTAACCAGATTAAGCAATTCATTCTAAAGATGCGTGATGTTAAGGGTATGAGATGCCAAGCTGTAGTTAATAGCTTTAATGCAAATCACGAATCCATTATCTCCTTAAATAACCAGGGAGTTAAGATGTTGATTGGTAATGATATTGTAAGTATTAAACCTGAAATGCTTGTTACTTGGGTTGCTGGTGCTACTGCCGGAGCCGATGTAACAGAATCTAACACTTACAAAGTATTAAAGGGTGCTACAGAGTTAGTAGATAGTAATGATGATATCGAAACATCCTTACAGCAAGGCTACTTCATGTTCTCTCGTAGACGTGATGGAAGTATTGTTGTTGAAAAAGACATCAATACACTTGTAAGCTTACGTGATGATGTAACAGAAGCATTTAAGGAAAATAAGGTTGTTCGTTTAATGGATGCAGTAGCAAATCACATTGCTAATGACTTTGAACAGAATTACATCGGTAAGGTATCGGCTGATAGTGCCGGATTAGCTTTGTTTAAATCAAGTATCATTACATACTTATCAGATTTACAGACAGCTGGTGCTATTGTTAACTTCGTAAGTACACAAGATGTTAAATTGGAATTAGGTGAAAAGGCAGATTCATTCTATTCTGAAATTTATCTACAACCTGTATATTCAGTTAATAAGTTATACATGGTTATCAATGTTAAGTAAGAGGGAGGGTATACTAAATGAAAACACTTAATGCTAGTGATATTCCTGCTGGTTCCGAAGCGGTCGCTTACATCGAACAGAATGGTAAGATTGAAGAATTCTTCTACGCTAAGAAGATTGAAGCTAAAGGTGAAATCAGTAAGACAGAAATCAAAGTAATGGGAAAACGTGGTACACAAAATAAACCATCCGGTTGGAAGGGTACAGGTTCCCTAACTGTATACTATGTAACATCAACATTTAGACAGATGTTAGCACAGTACGCTAAGACAGGTGTATTACCTTCATTTAAGCTTGTAATTACTAACGAGGATAAAGGTACTACAATCGGAAAGCAAACAACTGTATTGTATGATTGCACTGTAAATAGCGTAAATGTAGCCAAGTTTGATGTAGAATCAAATGCACTAGAAGAAGATATGGAATTTACTTATTCTGACTTCGATTTACTAGATTCCTTCGGTTCTCCAGTATACACAGGTTAATAAAAGGAATTGTATAGACCTAAGTAAATTTATAATTACTTGGGTCTATTTTTCTAATATAATAATAAAGAAAGAGAGGACATAAACTATGTCAAAATTACAAGATTTTTTAGTTCAAAATAAGGATGTAACAGTTACTCCAGTTGAAGTAGCTGTAAGTAAACGTTTCGTAGATGAAAATGGTAATCCATTACTATTTAAGATTAGACCTATGACAGGTGAAGAATTTAGTGAATACCAGCGTAAATCTACTCATATGTCTTTCGTAGGTAATAAGAGACAAACATCTTTCGATTCCGGTAAATTCAATATGCTTTGTGTAATTAATCAGTGCATGGACCCTTGTTTTACAGACGCGGAGTTCGTAAAGATGTGCGAAGTACAGACACCAGAACAAGCTGTAAGTAAAGTTCTATTATCCGGTGAAATTGTAGAACTTGGAACACAGATTACTCGTATCTCAGGTTTCGATACAGATATCGAAGAAAAAGTACAAGAAGCAAAAAACTAATTAAGGAGGGAGACGGTGAGACAATGTATGCATACTATTGTTTTACAAAGTTACATATATTACCATCTACATTCGTCAACCTCCCTATTAACGAAAAAGCACTGGTGATAGCTTTTATAGATGAATATACAGCTCAAAAGAAAAAAGAGTATGATAAGATAAAAGCTAAAACCGGTTAGAAGGGAGAATAGGTATGGCCACTATATCAAGTGTATTTAAAATTGAAGACCAGGCCTCCCGTACATTCGAAAAAGTATCCGATAGTATTGCACAGACATTAGATTTAGCGGATAAGATATCTTCTAATAGATTACAGTTTGTTGACCCTGTACAAAATTCATCCTTAGCTTCTGCCATTGATAACTACGATAAGTTAAGTAATAAGGCGGAAGAATTAGGAGCTAAATTAGATGAATTAACAGCTAAGAAAGAAGCTTTAACAAGAGAGTTAAATGCAGCTAATGTAATAGGTGATACAAAAGGTGCCGATGAGATTTCTAATAAGATTAATAGTATTAATACCCAATTAGAAACTACCAATAACACCTGGGAAAATATTAACAATAAGGTAACTACCCAAGCCGGTAAAGTTGTATCATTATATGAAAAACAAGAACAGATGAATAAACAACTAACTGACTCAGAAAAAGTTCAACAACGTATTGTAGAGCTAGTAGATTCTTGGCAGGCTAAGTTGTTAATTACAAAAGCGGTAATGAGAGCTATTGGTGATATTATGAAAGCCATAGCTGATGGTACACAAGTCATCGATAGTATTAACTTAGCAGAAGTTAAGTTAAATATGATTAACGATGGATTACAAACAACAGCCGACCTACAGAATAAGATATATTTAGCTGCTAATAGAAGTAGAGTATCCTATGAAGGAATGTTAGGTACTATCACTAAGATGGGTTTAATGGCTCGTGGACAGTTTTCAAGTAATGATGAAATGATTTCATTCACAGAAACGATGCAGAAAATGTTCCGTATTACTGGGGCTAGTAATGCAGAAATAGAAACAGCTGTTAGAGGTATTACAAGAGCATTATCTATTGGTAAGATACAAGGTTATCAGTTTAGACAACTTATGCAGTCATCACCAATGATTATCCAAGCTATAGCTAAATACTTAGACTTACCTATCAACAAGGTACAAGAATTAGCTAAGGATGGACAATTAACAGCTGATGTATTAAAGAATGCTATATTCTCAGCGGCGGGTGAAATTAATGAACAGTTTAATCAAATGCCTATGACATTCGAACAAGCTGGTCAGAGAATTGCAAACGCGTGGTATAAATACATGACGCCGTTAGCTCATTACCTATCGAAAGTACTTAATGATGAAAAGTTCCAAAAAGGTATTGATAACATCTTAGGTATTATTGCTATGGGAGCTATGGGGTTAACAATGGCCGTTAGTGGTATTAGTAATGTAATATTCCTATTACTGTCTAACTGGGACTTAGTTACTTCCGCAGCTGTAGCATTTATAGGTGTATTAGTAGTTAATTTAATACCAGCTATATGGGAAGCTGTAACAGCGTTAGGAGCTAAAGCACTCGCATGGATGGTTGCTAATGCAGAAATGCTTGTAGCGTTTGGTACTATATTCTTAGTAGTATATGCACTACAAACGATGAATCCATTATTGTTAATTCTATCTAGTATTGTATTAGCTCTTGTAGCAGCTTACGCTATATGGAATGTATATCAATGGGCTGTAAATGGAGCTATGTTAGCTTGTCCTATATTGTGGATTGTAGTAGGTATACTTGCAATCATAATGGCAATCTTTATGTTAATTACTTGGATTGTTAAGGTTACAGGAGCAACAAATACAGCGTTAGGTTACATTACAGGAGCTCTATTCTCGGCAGTAGCATTTATCTATAATCTATTCTTAGGACTTGTAGATGGTGTATTATCGATTATAAATGCACTTGTAAATGCCTTCGGTACATTAGGAAACTTTATAGCTAATGTATTCGTAGACCCAGTAGCTTCAGCTATTCACTTATTCGAAGGTATGGCTTCAGCTATATTAGATGTTATTAAGGGTATTGCGAGAGCTATGGATGCTATATTCGGTTCCAACTTATCCGGAGCTGTACAAGGATGGCAAACAGGTCTTCATAACTATGCAAATAGTTTAGCTAAGAAATATGGTAATGGTAAGTATGAAGAAGTATTTAAAGCAATTGACCTTAATGCTAAATCCAACTTAGGAATGCAACGTTGGTCATATTCGGATGCATTTAATTCTGGTTTAGCTGTAGGTGATAACATCTCAAATGCTATTAGTAATTTCAATCCATTCGATTGGGCTAAAAACCAAATGGGAGAAGTAAATCCACAAGATTACAGTCAATTAGACCCTAATGCATTCTTAGACCCGGATGGTAATGTACCGGCGGCTATTAAGAAGGATAAATCCGGTAAGAAGGAAGTTAAGATATCGGATGAAGATTTGAAATTTCTTAAGGATGTAGCTAATCACGAGTATATGATTAAGTACAAACATATCACACCACAAGTTCACATCGAGTTTGGTGATGTTAAAGAAACAGCGGACGTCCATAAGATTAAGAAGGAACTTGATAGAATGATGAATGAAGAATTAAGTGAGTTATACTTAGTAGAGGAGGGATAAGATTATGATAAGCTTCTTTGTGAAATATTTTGAAAGATTAATACAATTACCAGTTAATCCGGAAAGCATAGAAATTACAAGCAATTCCTCTAATACTGTTACCGATACAATAGGGATGGGAGAAGTCAATTCAATTGGTTTCCAAAAATTAAAGGAACTGTCTATCAGTTCCTTTTTCCCTAAAAGGTATAATGGTGAAATGTACATTCATACAGGTGGACAATTTAATGAACCCCAGTTCTATATAGACTTGTTTGAAGAAATTAAAAAGAGTCGACAGCCTTTTAGACTTATTATTACTGAGTTAGATATTAACATGCTAGTATGTATAGAAGAGTTTAAAGTTAAATACGAGTACGGCACGGATGACGTTACTTATACATTATCATTGAAGGAATTTAAAAGAATGCAAATTCAAACATTAAGTAACTTATCTAATATTGAACTTAATAAGATATTTAGTTCGTCTAGGAATGGTAATGGAACAAGTATAGAAAGGGATAACAATAGAAAACCACCAAAGACATATTTAGTACAACCAGGTGATAGCTTATGGCAAATAGCTAGGATTATTTATGGGGATGGTCAAAGATGGTCAGATATTTATAACTATGCTAACAATAAGGAAATTATAGGTGGTAACCCTAACTTAATTCATCCAGGACAAGTATTAACAATACCGGAATAGGAGAAGTAATATGCAATATAAAGATATAAAACTAATTACACAAAACTCCGAAACCGGAACAGTTAATGAGATAGCTAATATATGTGCTAAGATAAAAACAAGTAAGACTATTGATAGTTCTGCTGGTAAATGTACATTTACATTAATACAAGGTTCTAACTTTAAATTACCTATGGGTAGTACTGTTTCTTTAGTTGTTGAAGAAAACAACAAAAAAGTAGGTAAATTCTTTGGGTATATATTTAACTATAGCTACGATGGCAAAAAGTATGAATACACAGCCTATGACCAGTTAAGATATCTAAAAAACTCAGATACTTATGTACTAACTGGAAAAACAGTAGGACAAGTTATTAAGACTATTGGTGATGACTTTAAATTAAGATTAGGTGAAGTAGATGTATCTAATTACTTATTACCGGATAGAATAGAAGATAATAAGTCTTTAGGTGATATTATTCAAAGGGCTTTAGATTTCACATTACAGGCTACAGGTCATAAGTATATTATTAGAGATGAATTCGGTTATCTATGCTGTAGAGATTTAGAAAAGTTAGGTACTAATCTTGTGATTAGTAACAGTTCTGTTATGACAAGTTACAGTTATAAAGAATCTATCGATAGTGAAACATATAACTATGTTAAACTTTATAAGGATAATCAGCAGACAGGAAAAAGAGAGACCTATATTGTAATGGACTCTAACAATATTAAGAAGTGGGGTAAGTTACAAAAAACAGAATCGGTAGATGAAAACGATTCCGATATTAGAATTAAAAATAAGGTACAACAAATGCTAAAGCTTTATAACCGACCAACTAAGACCCTTACATTAGAAGGAGACGGCATTATAGATTTAGAACCTGGTAATGGTGTATATGTAATTTTAGAAGCGGCTGATTTAGCTGTAATGAGTTTAATTACAAAAATAGAGGATACTTATGAATCCGGTAACCATAGTATGTCATTGGAGGTAAATGTTTTATGATAAAAACTATTAACGAAGCAATTAACAGAAAACTTAACTCCATGTCTTTCACAACTATTGTGAATGGAAAGGTAACTAGCTTAGACCCGTTAACCATTAACATAGAAGACAGATTAAATATCACTAAGCAATTTATAGAACCTAAAAGCTTAGGGTTAGATAAAGATGGAAATGGAGAAATTAAATTAAAGTTATTCGAGGAAGTTCAGTTAATCAGATATAACAATGGACAAAGGTTTTATCTTTTAAGAACGTATGTACCAGAAGAAAAACCACAACAACCTAGTATTACTATGGACGAAGTTAACAAAGCTATAGATGATAAATTAAAACCAGCTATAGATGAACTTTCAGCTACAGTAGCTCTTTATTTAGAACAGAACAAATTCTCTAAGGAGTATGATGAGTTACTAAATAGACCGTTTAATAATATCGACAATGAAGGAGCTAGGACAGCTACTGTAGACCTTAAAGATAAAACAGGTGGCTATATTAATAAATCTAATTCTCCATTAAGTCAAAACATTGATAACCCGTCCGAAGAACCTAGTGTTATTCGATACGATATTCTAAGTACAGAAACTGGAGTAAGACCTAATAATGGGTTCTTAACTACTTATAACTGGCACACTAATCAAAGAATAGATACACAAGTACTTATTCCAAATAGTTATGACCAACGTATTAAGATTAGATTTAGACAGTTTGGTAATACATGGTCCGATAAACCTTGGAAACAGGTAGCTTACTTAGATGATATACACCCTGTAGGTAGCATCTATATGTCAATGAATAAGACTGACCCAAGTAGATTATTTGGCGGTACTTGGCGGTTAATAGCTCCAGGACAAGTATTAGTCGGTGTTAATGAAGCGAGTCCTGTTTTTGGTACATCTAGGAAAACAGGTGGTGAACAGACTCATAAAATGACAATAGACGAAATGCCTTCACATAACCACGAACTTTTTACACCTTATACAAACAATGGTGCTAATAGAATTATTGTACCTAATATAATAGGTACTGCTTTACCTAGTGACCCTACTTATAGATTTAGGTCGACAGAAAATACAGGTGGAGGTAAGCCGTTCAATTTAATGCAACCTTATTTAACATGTTATATTTGGGAAAGAATTTCATAGGAGGAAAAAAGATATGCCATTTAACATTTATATTAATAAACAGAAATTTATTGCAGAAGATTCTACAAGTGATAGTAGAATTGTATTTAAATTTTCTAAACCTGAAGGTGCTATAAATTTTACAAAAAGTTATCCGAACGGAATGATAGCTAACTTTGAATTACCAAACGGAAGACAAGAAATGATGGTTGATAATAAAGAAGTTGAAATCGTAAATGACATCACATATCTATATATCAATTGTCACACTATTTCTAAATACGAAAAATTAGAAAACCAAATTAAGATTATTAAAGACTTTGAGGATTTCCAACAATGCTTAAAAAATATGTCTATATATGATTTAATTAAGATTCCATACTTAATTCCAAATCTTAGTTACGATAAGAAATACTCCGTAGGTGATATTATTAGCTTCGACGAGAGAACATATAAAGTAGATAAAGACTTCATATATAATGGTGTAAATACACCTGAAAAAACACCAGAATACTATACAGATATCGAGTCTTTAATTTAGATATAGGAGGTACTTATGTTACCAGTAATTAACAAAACAATAAACGTCAATAAGAATATTGTAGGTAAGACATATAAGATTGATTTTAAGAACAATCGTATCTCCGAAAATATAGATGGTATCGAATCTTTAGAACAAGCTATAAATATAATACTTAATGTAGACCGTTATAGCTGTCTTATATACGATTGGAACTTCGGTAGCGAGTTATTAGACCTGGTAGGTAAGAATATTGAATATGTGAAAACCGAAAGTAAACGTCTTATTAAAGAAGCTTTACTACAAGATGATAGAATACAAGATGTTAGTAATTTTACATTTGAACAAGAAAAAGATAACCTACTTGTATCGTTCTTAGTTAGTTCTATATACGGCAATATACATAAGAAAGTAGAGGTAAAGGTATGATTGAAATTCCTACATACGAACAATTACTCAATAGAGTATTGGATAGAATACCAGCTGAATTAGACAGAAGACAAGGTTCTATTATCTATAACGCTGTGGCTCCTTGCTGTGTTGAAATTGAACAACTATATATCGCTCTAAAGAATATGTATGACCAAGTTTATATTGAAACGGCTACTTCCTCTAATTTAGATGCTCTTGTAGCCTTATTTGGTATAACACGTAAAGAGGCTATCTATGCTGTAAGGATTGGTTCATTTAACGTTTTACCGCCGTTAAAATCACTCTTTACGGATGGTACAAATACATACGAAGTAATTAATATCGATGAAGGTGTAGATAAAGTTTTATTAAGATGTACTTCTCCTGGAGTTGTAGGTAATTCTTATGTTGGTAAATTAACTGCTTTGACTTATGTAGAAGGATTAGAAAAAGCAAATCTTACAGGTACATACATACCGGGTAAAGATACAGAAAGTGATGATGAATTAAGAGTTAGATATAAAGAAGTAATCTCGGCTCCTGTATTTGCTGGTAATGTGGCAGCTTACAAAAAATTATTAAAATCACAGGAAGAAATCGGTCAATGTAAAATTACATGTGCTCAAGGAACACAAGCCGGTAAGGTTATAGCAACTGTATTAAGTAAGACAAATGATACGGTATCTAATGTACAAGCAATTCAACAAAGATTAGACCCTTCTAATAGTAAAGACGGAACAGGTGAAGTACCTATTGGTCATACGTTAATTATCCAATCTGCTAATATATTACCTATTACTATTACTGTAGGTATTACTGTAGGTAGTGGGTATACAAAAGAAGGACTCAAACCAATTATCAGTAAGACATTAGAAGAATATTTACAAGTACTTTGTTCTCGTTGGGAAAATGAGAATCAATTAGTTGTTCGTAAAAGTCAAATAGAGGCTCGTATTATTAACATTGTAGGTGTTGAAGATGTAACTAAATGTCTAATTAACGGTTCTACAAACAATAAAGTTATACCGGAATCCAGTTTTCCGAAACTTTCGACGGTGACTGTAGAATGATAAATAAATACTTACCTTTGTTCTTACAAGAACTTAACGAGTATAAAGAAACAAATAAAAGCTTAGATGTTGAACTGGACAACATTAAGCTATTGCAACAACAGATACTCACTAACTTAGATATAGACAACGCTACAGAGGAAGCTATTAGTTCCTATGAACGTTCTTTAGGTATTGTAGATTCTGTTAACCTACCTCTTTATGTTAGAAAATTCAAAATTAAACTTATCTATTCAACAAGACCACCATTCACTAAGAATTGGATGTTACAGAGTTTAAGTAGAATTACTAATTCAGATACAGGTTACCAGGTAAATATACAACCGGAACAATACAAGGTGACGATTAAAATTTCATCATTAGACTCTTTAATTCTACAAGAAATTCAAAAGACGTTTAGAGAGACAATCCCAGCTCATTTAATACTTGAAATTGGTAGTGATAAAGTAGATGAAATGACATTGTGTTATTCTGTAGTACCTAGTATCTGTACGTGTTATACATTTAATTCATAAAGGAGGTATTAGAAATGTTCTCTTCACTTAAATTAACAAACGAAGGTAAAAAAATTATTACCAAAGTCCTTAATGGTGAAAAAATAGTTTTCACTAAAATTGTATTAGGTAGTGGTAATAAACCAGGTAATGTGGATAACTTAAAAAATGTAGTTAAAACCGAACAAGAGATAGCTATATCACGTAGTAAAGTTCTAAATGATACAGTTGTTTCCGTTGGTGGTAATTTGTTAGGTTCCAAGGTTACTAAGAGCTTTGACTGGAAAGAAATAGGATTATTCGCTAAAGATACTACTAATACAGAAGTACTCTTTAGCTATGATAACTCCGATACAGATGTTATTAATATACCCGTTGGTGGTATTATTGCTGAGCAAATGATTGACTTAAATATCAACGTTGGTGATAGTTCGAAGGTACAATTAACAATTAATAAATCTTTAGTTACTTACAACCAACAAGAGATTGATGCTAAATTACAACAAGTAACAAAGACTATCACTGATATAAATAGTCAAGTTACCCAATCATTATCACAAGCTAGTAATGATTTAACTAATCATAAACAAGATAATAATAATCCTCATAGTGTTACAAAACAGCAGATAGGATTAGGTGATGTACCTAACCAACCTAATGCTACAGTTAATGAAGCTAAAGCTGGTACTTCTAATAGTGCTACAATGACCCCAGCTACCGTTAGAAACGCTTTAGAAGGGTTTGGTATTATTACCGATGGTAATATTATTTTGAAAGTTGGAGGAACGAAACCTACCACAATACCAGGTAAGACAATCATTTGGATTGATATAAATAGTTAGGAGGTAATTTATGGCTTATATAGCTCCTGTTGATGCAAGTAGTGCGGTTAATGTACCTGTTTTAGCAGGTATGGATATCTATGATGTAGGTAGATATGGTAATAGAATTAAATACCAGGTAAGAGGATGGATAACTATGGCTTCTGATGTCTACTCTCTTAATACCTGGGCTTTATGGGTAGCCGGAAGACAATTCAATGTAAAAGGTAGGGAACGTTCATATCAAGGAACATATTACTATACGGATTGGGTACCTTACGATTATGAATTATCTCCTGTAGCTAGTGAGGACTATATTTCACTTGGAGTAAGTGGAATTAACTGGAATCCTACAGAACCAGCTGGTTGGTTCAATTTAAAAATTGAACAATTACCAATAGCTTATAAACCTGTTGCTGGTAATATACAAATATCAGAAATAACAGATAAATCCTTTCGTGTAAGGTTCTCCGATGTACAATCCATTAATGCTCCTATAGAGAGAAGATGGATAGGATTATTTTCGGATGCTCAGTTTAAGACAAGAATACAAGAATCTTATTCAAATGACCATGTATTCAATAACTTAGACCCTAATAGACCATATTACATACAAGTACAAAATTATAACGTTATAGGTTGGAGTGATTATGTTCCGGCGTCTACATTAACACTCTATTACAATCCTAAAGCACCAACTTCTGTAATAACTGGATATAGTGAACCGGAACCAATTCCAAAAGCAAAACCAACCTATAGCATTAGTGGAGCTAGTAACGGTTCTCTTACTATACAAGGATATAAATTAAATCTATATAAAGGTTCCGATATAATATTTAATGTAGATATTCCGGCAAATAGTTCAAATGGTACTCTTAACTTTAAATTAGAAGATAAGGGATATACAGTAGGAGATACTTACTATATAGGAGTACAATCTTACGAAGTAGACTGGAATGGTACAAAACATTACTCTAACGAAGTATTATCGAACTCTATTACACTTATATCCGATAAATTCATTCAAATAAGTGTGAACGGAACAGCGTTCGAAAAGAGAAAGATTTATATCAGTATTAAAGGAAGTAACTTCATAGAAGTAAAAAAAGAAATGTTAAAAATATTAAGATAAGGAGGAAAAGCTATGGAATGGTTAGTAGGATTAATAGTAGGTTTAACAACTTTGGTGATAGCCTTAGGTAATTTAGTTATAGCCGTTAGGGATGCTAAAAAGAAAATTGAAGAATCTATACCACATAAGATTAAGAAGCAAGTTTCATTAACAGAAGAAATATCTTCTAGGATGGATATGATTAAGGAATATATAGGAGCGGATAGAGTTCACATTTATGATTTCCATAATGGTGGTCACTACGCTAACGGACGTTCAGCTTTAAAAATGAGTTGTACATTCGAGTCAGTAAGAGCTGGGATTAAACCTATGCAGAATATACTCCAAGCCGTTCCGTTAAGCTGTATTCCTAAGTATACGAGTAACTTAATTCAAAATGGTGGTGTAGAAGTAAAAGATATTACAGATATTAGAACTACAATGCCGGGAGCGTACGGTTGGAAGTATGCACAGAACGTAAAAAGTTTCTACGATATTATATTAACCAATAAAGAATCTGAACCTATAGGTTTCCTAGAAGTTCAATTCTGTAATAGTAACCCACATGAATTAGACGAAAAGATGAGACATGAGTTACTAAGACTGAAATTCTTTATTGAGGAAAATCTTCAAAAAATGTTATAAAATAAGAAAAAGGAGGTATTTGAAGATGAACGGATTATCACAAGTTGTTATTTTAGCAGTAATGGTTGAAGCTATTTGGGAAAACATTAAACGAGCTTACACAGATTCCCTTCAACCGAGTGTAATTGGTTCCTTAGTAATTTCAATTCTTGTATGTGTACTCGCAGGGGTAGATGTATTTGAAATTATTGGATTACCGCTTCGTGTAGCGTTTGTAGGTTCTATTTTAACAGGTATTATTGCTGCCCGTGGGGCTAACTTCGTTAACGACTTATTCACACGTTTAAACGCACAAAAACAGAACTAAAATAGGAGGAAAATAAATGAGAATTTATAACGTACCTGATGTATCGGAGCATCAGCCAAATTTCGAATTTACACCGTATGCAGGTAAGTATGCTATCTTACGTGCCGGTGTAGGAAGTCGCGAAGACTATTCATTCCGTAGACATGTAGCTGAGTGCCAACGTTTAGGCATTACAATTGGTGTATACTTCTACTCTTATGCACTTAATGTAGCGCAAGCTGTAGAAGAAGCGAACCGTTTCCTATCTATCATCGATGGAGTAGATATTGGCTTAGGTGTATGGTTAGATATGGAAGATGCTGACCATTACAAGGTTAATAATGGAGTTGCTATCACACATGATAATATTGCTCCAATGTCTAAAGCTTTCTGTGATGTTATAGCTTCCGCAGGTTATTACACAGGTATCTACACATCACTTTCATGGCTTGGCTATTTAGCACCGGAATGTGATGATTATGATAAATGGGTAGCCGCGTGGGGAAACAATGACGGAAGTCATACAGTAGATACATCAGCATATGGAACTATTCAGCAATATACATCTAATTATGGAACATTAGATGAGAATGTTATCTTCGTAGACCCTAGTATCTATCGTACAGGTGCTACGGCAGAACGTCCTTCTACTTATACGCCAGCTCCATACGAAGCACCTACAACTACGGAAGGCGATGTATATATTGTTCAACCAGGTGATACACTAAGTGGTATTGCGGCCCGTTATGGAACAACATATCAAGTATTAGCGGCTTTAAATGGTATCGCTAACCCTAACTACATTTATCCAGGACAGCAGATTGTAATTAATGGTTCCGCTGTATCAGCTCCTAACAATACTGATGAAGAGTATTACACCATTCAACCTGGTGATACACTATCAGCTATTGCTCAAAACTTCGGAACAACATGGCAGTGGTTAGCTGAAGTTAACGGTATCGCTAACCCTAACTTGATTTATCCTGGAAATACAATTCGAGTAAGATAAGGATGGACATTACAGTCAAAGATGGTATAATATAATTGTGTTAAGTAGTGTGGGCTTAACATACTCATATTTTTCATTGTTTCGACTCCTTATTTGCACGAGGGTTATCCTCAAAGAAATCACCTAAGAAATTAAGTGATTTTTTTTAT